TCCTGCATATGGCGATTCAAGATACGACTTCTAATAAAAAAAGGGGGATCCGAAGATCCCCCAGTCTCATTCCAAAAGGATAACCTTAGTCCTCTTCAGCGAGTTTCTCGAAGAATGACAAGTCGTCGTCATCATCAGCAGAAACTGTTGCCACTGCCTCAGACACTTTCGCTTTAGGTGGTTCTGCTGTGCGACCAGCATCAATCTCAACCACATTGTCCTCATAGTCCTCTGCGGTTGTTCTTGGAGCAGTTGCTGCTCCGCTAAGTCCCAAGACTCGATCAAGTTTAGACTTGAGTTCGTCATAAGACTTAAAGTGGCGACGGTCTAGGAAGTCCTGCAGTGAATACAGTCCCTCATATACCTTCTCAAGTGCGTCATCATCGTCAAGCAGTGCACTTGGCGAATCAAACTCGCTCTTATCGTAGTTACGATAACCCTCGACATTACGGATCTTCAACTTGAAGTCCGCACCTTCCCAGAAATCAAAAGGATTTACTGGAGTCTCGTCTTCAAAGGCAGGATTCATTGCCTCATTCAACTTGTCCCAGATCTTCTTACCATAACGATACAGGAACACCTTACCCTCGTTCTGAGGATTCGATGGATCCTTAACCACATAGATGTTAGAGATATAAGAGAGTCTACGCTTTTGCTTGCGTGCTTGCTCTTTACCTGCTTCGGTGCCATTATTCCACAGCGTAGAGTTATACTCTGACACTGGGTCGTTTTCACCAATAGTGGTTAGAGAGTTTTCGATATACCAACCACCGACTCCTTGGAATCCGTGATTGAATGTGCGAACCCATGGAAGGTCTTCACCTTTAGGTTCAGGAAGGAAGCGAATAACGGCATAACCGTTACCTGCTTTGTCCACCTCTGGTTTCCAGAAGCGATCTTCATCTGACGAGGTTTCACCCCCACCTGATGCCAACTTCTTAGTTTCACTTAGAAGTTTATTAAGAGAGTCATTGCGTGACTTCTTAAGAGTTGCAAAAGAATTTGCCATAGTCTATTCTCCTTTGTATAGCAGTGTATTGCGTTGTATGTTACTTGTCCACATTCTCATAATATAAGACTTCATTATATACTAATCAAATCCGAAAGTCAACACTTTTTTGTGGTGAAATTCCGAATTCCTGAAGTTCCTTTTCGACATATGCCACGGTGGTTTCCAAGTCTTTAATCCTATCTTTAAGAGTGGTATTCTCTTCCCTCAATTCTCTGAGTTCGCCCTCATATTTTTCGACTTCGTGGTTCATTGTAGATCTCCAATACTGTCTCTCGAAGTTTGTCCTTCGATGGTTTTGTGAAATGGAATAAGAATGGACGATACTTGCTAACAAGCATAACAACTTCATCTAGCATCATATCGTCTAACTTACTCCAGAGTTTACAGTATCCAACTAGATGGTCTAATAATACCAGTGTTTCTAGTGATACCTTTTTCCGCAAGTAAAGACGATAAAGCAATGGATGCTTTCCATCTTCCATTTTGAACAGTTTATCAAAACTAGGTTCTATGTCGTATAGGTTATCAATCTCCTCTTTAAAGTTGTATGTCAAAGATTCGGTGCGTTGCTTCCACTTTTTATATTCTAATTGTTGCTTTCCACCGAGCAGGTTCCCGATCCAGTCTGTGCTGTGGCACATATTAGATACGAGATATTTAAGGAAGTCATCATGCTTGAACACACGAGATGCCTTCTCAAAAAAATATTTATCTTTCCTTACCTCATACGATGTTGCTTTTGCTTTTACTGCACCATTGTATTTGAAGTAATCATAAGATTTACTTCTGAAATGATTTGAAACAGCAAGATACATCTTGTATGCTTCAAAACCGTTCATTTTTATATAGGAAGTTTTGCTGACTTTTCGAGGAAATTCAGATCCATTGCTTCTGCTCGAATCTTTTCTTTGATCACCCCATTGATCAACTTTGCTGCTACATCTATTTCCATCTCGTTCTTCTCGCACCACCAACATATTGCATCCATATATGAAATTCGTTTATCTTTCACTGTCTCCTCAATAATTTGAGAAAACTTTTGTTTAGTCATTAAGTCTAACAATTATTACTCCCATCGGTAAAAAATATGATCTTCGATCTCTATTGTTTTTGTTTTAGTTGATGCCCATGCAGGACTTACATAGTCTGCATGGTAATGTGTCGCACCTTCAGTAATATCAGGTATTATATCTCGTTTTTGGACATAAGACAACACCAAACCATAAATTTTCCAGAAATGAGTCCAGTCATGAATATTATCGGACTTACCATCACAATACCAAGAGAATTGGCAACGATGGCGAATAGGAATCATTTCCCCACTACCTGTCCAACTTGGACGATGTGGACCATCCGTTACCACATCTGTAATGGTATTTGGGAACCGTCGATCATCGACACGATTAAGTGTCACCATCGCAACTGCGAGTTGACCAGCGATTCCCTGATTTCTTGCCTCAAAGTAAACATTCTTTGCCAACCATGTGATGTCCTCTTCAGATACCCCAAGTGGTCTTGGTTCGTCTGAAAAGGGGTTGGCAGAAGCAGTGAGTGCAGAAAGCGACATGACTGTCGCTAGTAGAAGTTTCTTCATAACGAACCTTTCATTTAAACAGAATTAGACTATACCTGACTTCGGGAAAATAGTCAACCCTAACTCTGCTAATCCTGAATCTTTTTTTGCTTTCCATTGCACTAGGAAATATACTGTTCCTATGAGAATAGCAACTGTGGACGCAATAAGGACAGCAATAGCAATACCTTCAAATAGTTTTCTTCGCTTCTCTTTCTGATTGTAAATTGCTTCTTGTCGCTGTTTACGAATTTCGCCTTCCATCCGAATGAGTTCTTCCCATGCTTGTGGACCACGAGTGAAAGAGATAAGTTTTCTCAATTCATCA